CTCGGGGCGAGCCCATCGCCCAGCCCAACTGGGAATCGCGCCGGACCATATTTGAGCGAGTATCTTAACCCGGAGGTCTGACATGGCTACCAGATGCGAATATTGCGCCTATGAGTTCACGAACTGGCTCGGGCGGCGGAATTGCCCGCACTGTAACCGGCCGCTCAAGCGCCCGGCTGAGGACTATACGCTTGGCCGCTCTCAGGCGTCGGCTCGGGACGATGGGTTCGACAGCAGTGGTTTTGCCATCGGCATGATAACGGGCGTTCCGATCAGCCCCTCGCACGGCATCAGCACCGGTTCATTGATCGGCGCGGCGCTGCATACTGATCCGGCCAGGTCTGAGCCTGTGCCCGATCCCTCGCCAAGCTGCAGCGTGCCGGACTCGTCTCCCTCCTATGACAGCGGGTCGTCGTCATCGGGGTCGTGTGACAGCGGCGGGAGTTCGTTCGGAGGGTCGTCTGAATGATCGTCCATCCTCGCACCCAGCCAGCGCAGGCTTGGCGGTTCACGGACTTCTCGGAGGCGCCTTGGTGGGTGAGGCGCGAGTGCTTCATGCGGGGCGGCGAGTTGATCCATGAGCGCCAGTCCGGCCGGCAGGTCGTGTACCCGGGCGAGTATCTGGTGCGGAGCCTCGAGGGCGGGGTGGATTGCTACACGGCGGCAGAATTCGCGCGCGAGTTCGGCTAGGTTGGCAAATCTCGGCCGATTGCGGTATAGGTTCCAAACGCATCAACCGGAGCATGCCCATTGTCACATCTTCTCAGCACCGTGAATCCAGAAGCCTCCGACAATATTCGACCGATTGCGCCGCGCCAGCCGCTGCCAGGCGTCGGCGAGATGGTGGTCTATACTATGCGCCCCGGCCACGGTCGCAGCGGCCGGACGCGCTTCCCGGCCCTCGTGATGGGTGAGCAGGGCGGGCGGCTTATCCTGACAGTCATCATCGACGCCGGCGACATGATCGACGAATCGCTGGTCGAGGAGGCTGGGCCCGGTGCCGAGTTCCATTGTTGGGAGCGGGTGTCGCCGACCGCGGTCCCGGGCATCCACGGCACGGTCGCCGCGCTGCATGAGCGGTTGGGCGATCTCGAGGAAGAGAACCGCCAGATGCGCAAGATCATCCTCGGCGATTACGATATCCCTAAGGTCGCTGTGTTTGAGATATTCGCCAAGCTTGAGCAGCGGGTGAAGGAAGTCGAAGCCAAGGTTGGCAAATCCAAGAAGTGAGGGAATAGATGGCCGCTCGTCGCGAAGTTCTCGAGGACGTCGAATATCGCGACGTGACCGATCAGGGTGATGATTATTTCACCGGCCAAGGCAAATCGATCGACAAGGACGAGACGGATTGGAACTCGGAATCCGATACGGTCGGCATCGGCCCGGACGATATCCAGATGCGCCCGGTCAGCAAGCTCGGGCCGCGCGACCGTTTCATCATCCTGCAGCGCTGGTGGTACTCCGACCAGGAGGCGAGCGCGACGTGGCGCTCTCAGGCGACGGACGATCTCGGGTTTATCGCCGGCGAGCAGCTATCGGACGCGGACAAGGCCATTCTCGACGAGGCCAACCGCCCGCATGTGGTGTTCAACCGGGTGCTGACGATCATCAAGGCCATTGCCGGCATGGAAATCAACGGCCGGCACGAAATCGTGTTTTTGCCGGAGGAAAACAGCGATACGCAGGTGGCTGAGATCCTGTCCGGGACGTCGAAGTGGATGGGGAACAAGTGCGATGCTGAGGATGAGCAGAGCGAGGCGTTCCAGCAGTGCGCGGTGACCGGATTGGGCGTCACAGAATCCCGCTTCACGTATGAATTCGGGCCCAAGGGCAAATATATCGAGGAAATGTTCGATTGCCGGGAATTCTTCTGGGATCGGACTGCCAAGAAGAAAAACCTCGTCGACGCGCGCCGGATGCACCGGGTCCGCCGCATGCCGCTCTCGGATGCGATGCAGATGTTCCCCGGCAAGTCGCGCCGGCAGTTGGACGCGACGTGGGCGGATGCTGGGATTTATTACGATACCGGCCCGCGGTCGATCGAGGAGAAGCGGATTCGCGACGGCAAGAATTCATATCTCGATTGGGACGATACCAACGAGGTCACGATCGTCTGCACGCAATGGTGGGAGCGGGAGCCGTATTACTTGGTTGCCGACGAGGCGTCGCAGGAAATGGTCGAGATGTCGCCCAAGGAATACAAGCTGCTGGACCGACTGCGGCGGCTGCAGGGCATGCCCAAGCTCGACGGCGTGCGGATGTCCAAGCGGGTGTTCAAGCAGGCGTTCCTCGGCAATGAGGAACTGGGCTGCGGCCCGGCGCCGTGCGGTGAGCAGTTCTCTTGGGGCGTGATGACAGGCGAGTGGGACGCCAAGAAACGCCAGTGGTACGGGCTGACCCGCGTGGTGCGCGATCCGCAGATGTGGGCGAACAAGTTCATGTCGCAGGTCATGCATATCATGAACTCGACGGCCAAGGGCGGCATCCTGGCGGAGCGCGATGCGTTCGACGACGAGATTGAGGCGGAGGAAAGCTATGCCCTCGCCGATATGATCACTTGGCTGAAATCCGGCGCGCTGAGCGGCCAGAATCCCAAGATCATGCCGAAACCCGGGCAGGGCAGCGCTGATGCCTATGTGCAGTTGCTGCAATATGCCGTGAACGCCATTCCGCAGGTGACGGGCGTCAATTTCGAGCTGCTCGGGCAGCAGGATATCCAGAACCCGGGCGTGGTCGAGGCGATGCGCAAGCAGGCCGGCATGACGGTGCTGGCGACGCTATTCGATGCGCTGCGGCGGTATCGGAAGATATTGGGGCGGATTCGCCTCAACGTGATCCAGACCCGCATGAGCGATGGGCGGATTATCCGGATCGTCGGGCAGCAGTATACGGGCGCGGTGCGCCTGGCCAAAGACGTGACCGCGGGCGAATACGACGTGTCGGTGGCTGATGCGCCGACGTCGCCGAACCAGAAGGAAGCAAACTGGGCGATTATCCAGACGTTCCTGCCGGTGTTTAAGGAGCAACTGATGGCTGCGCCGGAGGTGCTGGTCATGGTGCTGGAATACTCGCCGCTGCCGTCGGAACTGGTGTCGGGCATGAAGCGGGTTATCATGCAGAAGCAGAATGACCCTGCGGCGCAGCAGGAGCAGCAGCAGATGAAGGAACTGGCGGTCGCCAAGCTGCTTTCGGAAATCAGCGACAAGGATACCCACGCCGAACTCAACCGGGCCAATGCGATCAAGGCAGGCGCGACTGCGGAATACGACAAGGCTATTGCCGCGAATATGGCCCACGACAACGCGCTGCAGCGCGGCAAGTTGATCGCGGATGCCAAGAGGGCTGACGCTGAGGCGCCGCTGGTGCAGGCTAAGGCTATGCGTGAACTGGCAGCTATCGACCATGACAGCACGTCGACGGCGGCTGAAATCCTCAATGCGCGGACGAAGCATATCGAGGCGATGGACAAGATCCACACGAACCGGGTCGGGGCGCTGGCCGGCGCGCAGAGTGATCTGGCCTCGGCGTTCCAGAAGCGGGTTGCGGCGATGGTCGCGGCGCGCCAGCCGGCGCAGCCCAAGGGGGCAAAATGACACGTTTGGATAGGTCAGCCTTTGCGAGCGATACTCTTTCTCTAAGTTGGAGCGATTTGCTGCGGTTGGTGCTCGGTGGGCGGCTGAACCTGCCGGGCCTGATTGTCCGTCGCTGTGGTGTCAAATGAGCGATATCCCCGAAGGCGTCGAAAGCGTCATGTATCTGCGCGACGGCTGGCCGGATGTGGTGGTCTGCAAGGTCAAGATGCAGACCGAACACGTCGGCATCGGAGTATTCCGGTCGCGCGGGGTGAAGTTCTCGCCGGGGAATATGGATCATCTGGCGTTCAAGGACGCGATGAGCAATATCGGGCTGCGCGCGCCGGATTATACGGAACTGCACGACCATCTGGCCAAGCTGAAAGCCGAATCTAAATGATCCGTTCCGACTCCGCGCTGCTGCGGCATGCGCAGGACTTTTTCCTGTCCGATCTGGTTGGGCTGTATTCGTGGGGCGATGTCCAGATTGCCCCGCCGGAGGTCCGGCCAGGTATTCCGCCGAACGTCGACTATCGCGAGCGGCGCCGGCAGATGGAATCCCGGGTCGGCATGGGCCGGAATGTGGAGCAAGCCCGAATTGTTTTCAAACCGTGGGAATTGCTGATTTACTCGTCCAATGAGCGGCCGCCGCTGGGCGAGGTATCGTTGCGCGAGGCGGACAATATCAACGGCGGCGTGCTGGTGTCGGGCCCGATCGACGCGGCGACGTGGAAGAGGATCGGGGAATGGATACGCGCTAATTCGCATCAAAGGAAAGCATCATGAATTGGGCTAATTCGGTTCCGTGGTATCGGCGGTTTGCTTTTGGCGACCAGTGGCCCAATAAGACGCACTGGTATGTGTTGCAGGCGCAAATCAAGGGGCGGCTCGTTCTTGTCGAGCGCCACACCCGCGGATGCTCATGCTCGTATTGCCGCGGTGAACACGGTCATGGGCTTGTGTGGATGCCCCAAGATCGCAAGCGTGGTTGGCGCGTCATCAATCTATTTCACCGGCTATATATTCGCTGGGTTTAACAAAGGATCGCATCATGAATATTCGAGACAGGCTCATGTCCCGCGCGTCGGTCGCGGCGATGGCGGCGTTTGCGCCCAAGCCGGATCCGGCCGCGACCATCCCCAGCTTTGCGGAGCGGGTCGACGATAACGCCGGCGGGGGCGGCGACAACGATATGCTCGACGGGCTGAGCGCGGAGGAGCAAGCGCAGTTCGCCGCGATGAACGGCGGCAAGCCTGCCGGTGACGAGGGCAACGTCGACCCTGCGGGCGGCGAGGGGGATCCTGATCCGGACGCTGATCCTGATGCGGACCCGGCCGATGGCGATGGCGGAGAGCCTGATCCGGCTGTGGCCGCCGATAAGGAAGCGCCGGCTGAGGGCGCCGACAAGCGGCCGCCTCCGAAAACGATAAACTACGGTCGGCATCAGAAGGAACTGGCCAAGGCTGAGGCCGCGCGCAAGGCTCTTGAGGAGAAGCTGGAGGCGGCTGGCCGCGAGACGATCAAGGAGCGCGAGGAGCGTATCAAGCTCAACGAGCGGACGCGGCTGCTGCTCGAGGCGATCAATACCAAGCAGCCGGAGGCCGCGGCGCCGGTTGAGGATAAGGATCCGGAGCCGGATGTCGATAGTGACCCGCTTGGCCATGTGCAGTGGCAGAATCGCAAGCTCGCGCGCCAGGTCGAGGAATTGCGCACCGGCCGGCAGCAGGAACAGCAGATATCGGAGGCGGAGCGCGAGGAGCGCGAGGTCTACGGCACGTTCTCGGCCGATATTGAGCGCGAGGCGGCGACCGATCCGACATTCGCTGACGCCTTCGTGCATCTGCGGGAAACTAGGTTCCGGGAACTCGGGTTTATCTATGCGGATATCGACATAACCGATACCGCGCAGGTGGCGACGCTGACGGGGCAGGAGCAGGCCGCGCTCTCGAACAATATCAAGCAGGCGTTTTATAATGAGCAGATCATGGTCGCGCGCGGCGCCATGAAGGCTGGCAAGTCGCCGGCCAAGGTGGTGGCGAACCTAGCGCGGGCGCGCGGCTTCGTGCCCAAGGCGGCTGCGGAGGCGGTCCCTGCGGTCGTGCCGGCCAATGGTGCGGCCAAGCCCCGCAACGGGGCTGCGGCCCCTGCGCGTGTCGAGGCCGCGCCTCAGGGCACGGTGAGCGACCAGCTCGAGCAGATCAGGCAGAACGCCGCGGCCTCGCGGTCGCTGTCGGACGCTGGCGGCTCGCCTGGTGGCGATCTAACGCCGGAGCGGCTGGTCGCGATGGATGACGACGAGTTCGAGCAATTGGTCGCCACGATGCCCAAGGGCCGGCTGGACAAGCTGATGGGCAAGGGGCCGGGCCAATGATGCACCGTCTATTCGTGCGCGCGCTCTTTCGTAAATTCGCGATGGAGCGGCGCCTATTCGATCGTGGGGCGTTTTACGCCTGATTGACCGAATCTATTGATGCGCGCATAGAGGGTGGGTTCGGTTCACCCCGGGCAATCCTCCCTAGACTTCAGCCGCTCCTTCGGGGGCGGTTTTTTCATGTCTGTTGACGCAACAAAGTTCCGTCGCTATAGATCAAATCAGGTCGAGATGGATAGACCGATGGGCGGGTTCGCACCGGAAACAATTTCCACTATGTCGGCGCCAGGACGTTAAACCGGCTATGCCCTCTCAGGCTGTTAACTGAGCACTCCGAAAATTTGAGCTAGGCCGCGGCTTGCGGCCGTCCCAAATCAGGGTGCGATATGTCCACCACCAATTTCCCGCAGAACGACGCCCTTGCGGTAAAACTCTGGGCGCGGGTTCTCGAAACGGAAGCGCTGAAATATACCGCTATCCGTCCTCTGATCGGGCCCGACGAGAATTCCGTCATCCACCTGCAGAACGCGCTGTCGAAGGGCCCCGGTGACCAGATCACCTACGCCATCGTCATGCAGCTTGCGCAGGCTGGTTTCACCGAAAACCAACTCGCGGAAGGCAATGGCGAGGCTCTGACCACCTATTCCGATGCGCTCGTGATCAACGAGCTCATGGGCGTGGTCGGCGTCAAGTCGCGCCGCACCATCGACCAGCAGCGTATTCCGTGGGATCTGCGCGATACGGCCAAGGGCCGCCTGCGCGACTGGTACGCGAAGCGCTATTCGGTCGAGTTCTTCAACCAGGTGTGCGGATATACGCCGCAGACCGACGTGCGCTATACCGGCCTGAACGCCGTCACGGCGCCGTCGGCCACACGCGTCATCCGGCAGTCCGGGCGCACCTCGGATGATTTGCTGACCTCGGCGGATACCTTCACGCTCGGCCTGATCGACGCGGCGAAGGAACTGGCAATCACGGCCTCGCCGATGATTCGCCCGATCCAGTACAAGGGCACCTCGATGCGTGAAGGCGGGCGTTCCGACTTCAACAATACGCTCGAGGATATGTTCTGCATGTACCTGCATCCCTATCAGGTCACGGCGATGCGCCGGAATACCTCGACGGGGCAGTGGCAGGATCTGCAAAAGGCCGCCTATATGGGCCTCAAGCAGACCGGCAACCCGATCTTCTCGGGCGCCATCGGCATCTACAATGGCGTGATCATGCGCCAGGCCTTCGACGTCACGAACGGCGTCTCGGCGGCTGGTGCCGACGTCCCGACCGTCAAGCGGGCGGTTCTGCTCGGCGCGCAGGCGGCGATGATGGGGTTCGGCCAGGACAACGGTCCGACCAAGCTGACCTGGAACGAGGAGCTTTTCGACCACAAGCGTCGGCTCGAAATCTCCGCCCTCACCATCCACGGTCTGAAAAAGACCCGTTACAACGCGGTGGACTACGGTACGGTCGTCGTTTCGACCTACGCCGCGGCCTCGACGTTCTAACGCCCAGAGCACAGAGGAGAATTCGATATGACCACCGGTGTTCTGGGAACCAATGCGCGGCAGGATCCGCGCCAAGTCGCCAACACGCTGAAAAAGATCGTCAATTGGAACGATCCCGGCATTTCGACCGGCCAGCCCTTCGACAATCCGCTGCCGCAGAATGCGTTTATCCTGCGGGTGCTGGTCGAAATCGTCGTGGCGTTCAACGCGGTGACGACCAACGTTCTGACGGTCGGCACGGTCGGCGCGGCTTACAACAACATTGTGGCCGCGGCGGATGTGAACGAGGGCGTGGCGGGCGTTTATGACGTGCCGCGGGCTCTCGGGCGCGCGCTGACGGCGGGCGGCGACGTTGTGCCCTATGCGATGTATACGCAGACCGGCGGCGCGGCCTCGGCCGGCCAGGCCATCATCGTGATCGAATTCGAGGGCGGCTGGTCGTCTTAATCAGCCTCTCCCCTGCCATTCTTGCATAAGGAACCTCGAAATGAAGAATTTTTGGACGAAACTGGCCTCGGCGGCCGCAGCGCTGGTGTTTTCGGCGGGGCTGTCGTTTGCGGTCTATCAATCCTCGGTCGATGGCATCGGTCTGGGCTCCACCACGGCACCGGTGCCCACCTCCTGCGGCGGCGGCTCGCCGACCGTGGTTGGCAACGATATGGCCGGCACGATCACCATGGGCACGACGGCGACGGGCTGTGTGGTGACCTTTAGCTCGGCCAAGAGTTCGGCGCCGCATTGCGTGGTGACTTGGATCGCGACGCCGCTGGCCTCGCAGTCCTACGCCACGTCGACCACGGCGATTACCCTGACGCAGACCAGCACCTCGTCGAACGTCGCCAAATACGTCTGCATCGGCCTCTGATATTCGGCGGGGCCCTTCGGGGCCCTTCCGCTCGTTTCAATCCACAACGAGGTTGCGACCATGCTCAAGCGCCTTCTGATCTCCCTGGCTGCGGTCCTCTGCCTGTCGGGCGCGGCGCTCGCGCAGGGTACGCTACCGCCCTACATCACCGGCACGCAGGATCAGGGCAAGGATTCGATCGATTTCGTCGGTATCCAGCGCATTTCCGCGAATACCGCGCTGACGGCGACGCCTTCCGGCACGATCACCACGGCGCAGCTGCTGACGCGCGGCTATAGCCACTTCACGGTTGTCGCGACCGCGGGCGATGCAGCCAGGCTTCCCACGCTGACCGGTTCCGTCATGTTTATCGTGACGAACAATGACGCCGCGGACGCCATGAACATTTTCCCGGACTCGGCCACGTCGACCATCAACGCCGGCGGCGCGGGCGCGGCCTTCTCGCTCACGGCCGGCAAGACTGCTACCTTCATTCAGTCGACGCCGGGCAAGTGGCACACAATTCCCTTGGTGCCATAACCGGCTAAGGTCGGAGCGATGGCTGATGGCTACCGGGAATTCACGCGATCAGATGGTGACGGCGATCACCTATGAGCTCGGCGCGCGGTCTGATCTGGCCGCGAACGGGACCATCCTCCGCTACATCAACAATGCCATCGAAATTTACCAGAAAGAGCGGTTCCGGTTCAATGAACTGCAGCCGATATCCCCGTTCACGCTGAACACGGTGCAGGGGCAGTATATTTATGATGCCGGGTCGGATATCCGTATCCCGCGTTTATACGATATCGACTATATAAATTATATTCTCGGGACCACGGTCGAGAAGATGCTGCGGGAGACGCCGGAGAACGTCTATCTCGCGCTCCAGACCGGGCAGGAGGCTGGCCCGCCGCAGACCTGGGCGTGGGATGGCCAATCGATCATCATCTATCCGAATCCGCCGGCGCAGGTTTATCAACTGACGATCGGCGGCTATTTGCAGTTCCCGGGTCCGACCGATGGCGCGGATACCTCGAACGTCTGGATGAACGACGCTGAGATGCTGATCCGCTCGCGCGCCAAGTTCGAGATTGCGACGCACGTCACGCGCGATGAGAAGATGATGGCGCGGATGAATTATAAGCCGGGCAGCGATGGCGCGGCCGATCAGGCTTACCGCATGCTCAAGAG